AGCCAGACAATTAGATGCAAAAGGTATTGAATATATTTGGAATGTTTGGGGAGATACATCAAGCCAATACGCTATAAATTTAATGAAAGAGTTTGCAAACTGTCCTAACGTGTATTTTAAAGGAATTACAACTGAACCGCACAAAGAAATAAACAAAGCTGATTATTTAGTTCAGTTATCAGATACGGAGGGATTCGCATACTCAGTTTATGAAGCAATGCAAGTTAAAACACCTTGTATAATTACGCCTTTTGCATCCGGTAAAGAGCAAATTACGAATGGGATTAACGGCTATATTGTGCCGTTTGAAATGGATAATATTCCGTTTGAGTCTATCCTTAAACGCGATTTAAAAGTGCCTGAATTTGAGGAATTAGGAAAAGAAGAACACTGGATTAGTTTCTTTGATTCGTGTTTAGAATGGTACAAAGAAAATGTAATTACTGTAAAGATTATCGCAGTTGTACAAAAATACAAAATAGGCGAAATAGTAGATTTACCAAAAGAACGTGCTTTATCCGCTATTGAAAGAGGGCTGGCGGTTTTGGTTGAATGAAACAATATTTTTATTATCTTTGAAACTATAAAACGCACTGCCTTAGGTCAAAGGTTTAACTAAATAGGTAGAACGGCAATTGAAAGATATTGCAAGGAGCGGAATTAATACCCCGTACGGTTGGCTGATACGTTAAGTTTAAAGTTTAGTTTGTGCGTTTTTATTTAGGACTTTTAGCTCAGTTGGTTAGAGTATCTCGCTCATAACGAGAAAGTCAAAGGTTCGAATCCTTTATAGTCCACGAATGCAGTTCGAGTCTGCTCGCTAACCGAGATAAGGTAAATGCTTACTGCTCCAGTTCGAGTCCGGAGAACTATTTATAGTACAGGTGGATAAGCGGTTAATTTTAACAAAAACTAATAGTTATGAAAATCAAATTATTAAAAGATCATTTGGATCATACTGCAGGAGATACAATTGAGGTAACGGAGCAGAGAGGCGGTTATTTGCTTCGTGTTGGTGTTGGTGAAGTATCTGAAGCTAAAAAAGAAACTAAGGAATTAAAGCAAAATTTCAACAATAAAAAGCGGAACCCGAAAAGCTAACGAGTAGGGAAAATACATAAATACATGCATACAATGAGTTTTATTTTAAGAAAATTGCTAAATGATAACACGCAGACAAACATCGTTTTAGGCGATCAGTATCAATTAATTGAAAGAGATACCAATTACGATGAGTTTTCAAAAGCATTCGAAGTTGATTTTGGCAAATTTCACGTTGCAGACGTAGATCCAGAAAGTGATAATTTTACAAAAAACTGTTATGCTTTTTTGGTAATTAACGAGGGTAGTAAATTCATTCCTTTGTATAAAGGTCAATTCAACTACATAATGACTGATTCCGGCAAAACATTTGCAAATTTGAGTTATAGATAATTTTAAAAGAAAGGAGATTAAAAGAGATATAGAAATGTATCTCTTTTTTTATTATCTTTGAATCAAACAATTATGCAATATGGATATAGAAGAAATTTGGAAAGACATTCCCTTGATCTTACACTATCAAGTTAGTAATTTAGGCAATGTAAAAAGCAAAGACCGGTTATTAATAAGAAGTTGCGGTAAAAAGCATACTGTAAAAAGCAAAATATTAAAACAAATTGTTAACAATGACTATTTAAGAGTATGTATTAATCGTAAGTCAATGTATGTGCATCAATTGGTGGCTAGAGCTTTTAAAAATCATATAACTGACGGGACTCATGATAAAGTTATAGACCACATAGACGGTAATAAATTAAATAATAACGAAAACAATTTACAAATATTAAACAATAGAGAGAATTGTTCAAAAGAATCTAGAGGCATTTCTAAATACACGGGCGTTAGCTGGATAAAAAGCAGAAAAAGATGGAACTCACAAATATCTATTAATGGTAAACAGATTTTTATAGGTAGGTTTAAAAACGAGTATGATGCACATTTAGCTTATCAAGAGAAACTTAAAGAAATAAACAAATGAGCTATTTATCAGTAATAACTTTAGAACGAGCAAAGAATTATTTGCGTATTGATCCTGATTTAACAGAGGATGATGCGGATATTACTTCAATGATTAATGCGTCATTACGATACGTTGAACAGCGCACAAGGCATTTTATGTATGCGCGTGATGTTGTTTATAATGGATCATGTCAAGTAAAAGTTTATGATTATCCGATTAATTCGGTTGTAACAGATCCTGCACCGTGGAGTTTAACACGAACAATGTATACAATATTCCCAGATGTAAAAACAGTAACTTTGAATGTAGGTTATTTAGCTGATGAGGTACCTGATATTTTTATTCAATCGGCTTTGCAGATGATTAAGGTTTGGTATTATGAGGCAGAGAAACAAGTTAACAGCCAAATGATACCGATTAGTGTAACTGAAGCGTTGGACGTTGAAAAAAGATTTATATAACATGAAAACAATATTGATTTTTTTTGGCGCAGTACTAATGGCTTTTTTAGCTTATTTAATTTTTAATCACTTTAATATTAATCTTTTTATAATTGGATGGGCTTCTTGCTCGGCATATATTTCAGTTATTTTTTGTTTTAAAAAACACTTATAGCCATGCTAGCAAGACAATACGATAAAAGAATTAAAATTTATAGTACGACTAACGTGCCTGATGGTTATGGTGGTAACACTGTACAATATGTTTTAATAGACTCATTTTGGGCAGAATTAAAGCAAAATTCTGCTTATCGTGATTACAGCATAGGAAAGTCAGACATTAAAGATAATTGGAGCTTTAATATTCGTGCTACACCCAAAATAACACCCGGAAATATTGACAACTTAACAATTGAATATAAAGGTGTTAAACGTGTCGTAAATGACATTCGCTATAATGATGAATTATTCAGAGAACTAAATATTACGGCAAATGGCGATTCGGGGAGTTAGAGAAACAATAAGCAAAATAAGGGCTTTTGGAGAAAGTGCTGAAAGGCAAATAAATGCCGAAACCGAGGCTATAGCAATGCAGATAGAAGGTGATGCAAAACGAATGGCTCCGACCAACTTTGGAAAATTAAGACAATCTATATCCAGAAGAAAAATAAACCCTTCAAATTATGCGGTAACTGTAAATGAATTTTACGGTGCTTATATGGAATTTGGAACAGGAACAAAGGTTAAGGTTCCTGTTGAGTTCAAAAGTATGGCTGAATCATTCAGAGGACAAAGACAGGGTACTTATGCTCAGGGTTTGGAAAGCATAAAAGTTTGGTGCCGTTCAAAAGGTATAGATGAAAAGTTTGCGTATGTTATATTTGCTAAGATATTAGGTGCGGGAATAAACCCAAAACCTTTTTTATATCCTGCATGGGTAAAAGGCAAAAAGGACTACGAGAAAAACCTAAAAGCATTATTAAGAAGATTGAACGCACGTGTATAATTATTTTTACTATCTTTGAAACATGGTAAATGTTAATCCTGATAAATTTATTAGAAAAGCGGTTTTCGATGCTACAAATAATATTGTGGTTAACTCAAAAATTATCAAAACATTTGATAGCCGGTTAACTGGTAACGCAAATTTATCAGAATACATTTTAATGACTGCTCAAGATAAGGATGTGTTGAAAAATACAAAATGTGAACATGAATGGGAATCATCACTATTGATTGAGATTTATACACGTTATTCAAGCGCAGGAAATGCAGGAAGTAGATTGTTACTAAATGATATTGAACAGGCAGTAATGGATGTTTTAAATCCTAAATTAACAATACAAGGATTTACAAATGTTACTCAAAATATTACTTACGAAACATCATTAGAAACGGTTACTGATACTGAGAATATATATCGTTCTTTTTTACGTTTAAACTTAATACTTAAATAAAAATACAATGGCAGACAAAATAAAAGGGGAAGGACTTATCCTTTATGTGCATGATGGAGCGTTATACCGCCCAGTTGCGTGTTTGACTTCTAATTCATTAAATATGGAAAGAAGTGTTATTGAATCACAAACAAAATGTGCGCCAGGAGTTGTTGAAAAACAATCAGGAGTATTTAGCTATACAGTTGAAGCAGACGCAATAGCAATAGATACAACAGCTTTGACAGGTGACGATACTAAAGCGTCACATGATTACTTTTTTGACGTTATTCAGTCAGGGGAAACCACTAACTGGAAAATGGATTCTGGATCTGGAGCATTAAGTTATTACGGCTCAGGAATTATTACAACTGTAGGTTTCGAAGCTCCAACAGGTGACGAATTTGCAAGTTTTACAGTATCAATTGATGGATCTGGAGCAATTTCAAAAACTGACCCATTAGCACCAAGCGTATAGTATTATGCACAAAACAAAAATTGAAATATCAGGTATAAAGTATAATTTCGGAATCGGATTCCTTAATTTACTTATTCAAGGAGAGCAAAAAAGTCTTAACGAACTATCTGTTTTAGATGAAGTTTTATTGATGCCATTGGTTATTTATTATTCACGTGTTTATGCTTGTGAAAGAGATAATTTACCTATTACGTTCAGTAAAAAAGATATTCTAAATTACATTGATGATAACGGGGGTATTCATGGTGATTTCTATCAGCAAATATACATCGCTTACATCAACGCAATGACTAAAGATGTTCCGGCCGATGAAGATAAAAAAAAAGTAGCGAAAGTGGAAAAATAGACTTTCAAAAAGACGTTATATCATTTGCGATAGGCGAACTTGGAATTTCTACATTGAAACGTGTTTATGACATGTCATTTGCAGAGTTTCAAATTCGCCTTTTTGCATGGAAAAGATGCCAAGACAGAGATTGGGAAAAAGTTCGTTTACTGGCATGGCACATACAATCTACTTCAATGACAAGAAAAGGAAAAATGCCTTCTATTCAAAAGTTTATGCCATTAGGTATTGATAAAGGAGAAAATAACGGTTTATCAGAAGCTCAAAAACAAAGGTTCTTAGATGTTAGCGCAGAATATTACAAACAAATAACAGGCAAGTAATGGCTTTACAAATAGAAATAGGAACTGATAACTCAGGTCTTGAAAGAGGCATTTCGGATGTTGAAAAACAACTAAGAACACTTGAAAGAAGACGTGAAGCCCGTGTCAGAATTGGCGCAGATGTTGGCGATTTAGATCGTAGAATATCTGAAACAAATACTCGGCTAAATCAATTACGAACAACTGCTAATAATACTGCTCCTGCAATGGACAGGCTCAACAGAAGCACATCTAACGGTTCAAATACACTTACTCAGTTTTCCAGAATTGCTCAAGATGCCCCTTTTGGTATTATGGGTATTGGTAATAACTTAACAGCAACAGCTGAGGCGTTCTCAAACCTTTCCAGAAGCGCAGGAGGTGCCAGAGCTGCTTTATCTGCTGTTGGTCAATCTTTATTAGGCGGTGGCGGTATTTTGTTGGCTATTTCATTAGTTACTACAGGATTGACCATAATGAGTCAAAAAGGTCTTACGGTTAGTGATGTATTCGCAAAACTAACAGGTAAGTTTGACGAAGCAAGAGCGGCAGCGCAAAAATTAAATGTTGAGGTATCTAAAGAAACGCAAGGTGATATTTCTGGGATGAACGCCTATGTTGCAGTCGCAAAAGACGTTAGTTTGTCAATGGAAGATAGATTGATAGCTGTTAAAAAGCTACAAGATGAATATCCGGCATATTTTGGTAATTTATCAAAGGAAAAAATACTAAATGGAGATGTTGCAGGAACAGTAAAAGAAGTTACAAAAGCTTTAATTGCAAGAGCAAAGGCAACCGCTTTGACCGACAGAATAGTAAAGTTAGCGACTGAGGAAGAAGAAATCAGAAACAAAATAAACAACCAGATTTTAGAAGCTGCCAGATCATCAAAACTAACGAATGCTCAAACGGCTATATTAGCGGGTAATTTCAAAGCCCTTGCTCAGAATGGCGGTAACTTCATGGAAACCGTTAACAAAGTAGGAAAAGAAGCAAATATTCCGTGGTTAGTTTTGAATGGTACTATTGTTCGTGTTCTGCAAGGATTTACAGGATTAGGAGAGGAATTAAGAAACAATAAAGCGCAACAAGACAGATTAACAGGAAGTTTAGAAGAACAAACAAAAGCTCAAATAAAGCTAGAGGCGGTAAAAGAAAAAGCTAAAAAAAAGAATGAAACCCCACAAGTTCAGGGTATTGATTCTTCTGGATTAGGTGGTTTCGGCATTATTGAAGATGCTCAAATGCTGAAACAAACTGCTAATGGAGTTTACGTATTAGAAAACAACATTAAAACTTCTTTAAGTAGAATACCTGGATATTTCGATACAAGCGCACAAGAATCATTATTGTCTTTACAAAAATTTAATGAAGATGCAAGTGCGCTAATAAGAGGGTCTTTAAGCAATACTTTTCAAGAATTAGGCACGTCTATAGGAGAAGCTTTAGCAATGGGTAAAAGCGTTATGGGAGCTGTTGGCAAAACCCTGTTAAATGGTATGGGTCAATTCCTTAAAGATATGGGTGGTTTGCTTATAAAATATGGTACATTAGCAATTGCAAAAGGTACTTTAGATGTAGCTATGAAAACACCAGTAGTTGGTATCGCTGCGGGTGCCGCAGCTATCGCGGTTGGTATTGCACTTTCTGCTGCAGGAGGAGCAATGAGTGCAAGAGCCAGTCAAGGAACTACCGGAGCAGGAAGCACAGGAGCTTCTTATAATTCCCCTGCATCTCAGACTAGTTATGGTGGGTTTTCAGGTGGATCAGGCAGCGGAACAGTTGTTTTCGAAATATCAGGAACTTCTTTAATTGGCGTGTTATCAAATTCATTAGATAGAAATAGTAGATTAGGAGGTAATTTAGGATTAAATACAAATGGCTAAAAAAATAACAATTGCTTTCAATGAAAATTTAGATACCGGATTAGGTTCTAACTTCACATATTCCATATCTATTGATGGTAAAAAAATAATATTTGCAAATGGGACTGATAAAGTTGATATTGGTTACAATACTACAGGTGATGTTCCTCCAAATTCAATTGAAGTTTATGACAATCTAAATGAAACTATTGAAAAAACATTGGATTGGCTATCTAATGGATATGCAAATTCTATTTTATCTTATAGCCGTTTAGAAAACACTATTGAAGTTTTTATAGATCATGAAAATGTAGTTGTTTCTGATTTTGTATCTTCAAATGTTGGGGTAGTACTATCTATAGAAAACATAAATATTTTCATAGAAGGAGAAATAAAACTAAAATATTTCTTTCAATATTTTAATATTGTAAATGATGAATATAGATTTGAGATATACCAAGTTGGTTTTACCGGAGAAAAAACAGAAATATATGGTAGGGCTACAATCGAAAAAGGAGGCTCAAAAAATCATTTAGATGCGGTAAGAGGGACAAGTGTAAGTATTGAATTAGAAGCAAACGAAAACTTAACATTAAAGGATTTATACACTCAAAATGAATTAGAATATCCTGTAAAGTTTATTAAGAATGATAAATTAATATTCAGAGGCTATCTAAATCCTGATGGAGTTTACCAGTCTTTTGTTCAGGATGAGTGGAGAATATCATTAGATTGTGTTGACGGACTAGGATCGATAAACAATCTTTCTTTTGTACAGGAAAACGGGCTTCAATTCGTTGGGAAAATGAATGCTCAGGACATTATTTTTTACTGTCTAAGAAGAACAGGGTTATTGCAAAAAATAAATACTTCTGTGAATATTTTTTATGAAGGCTATGCAGACTTACCTAATAGAAATATTTTTGAATCCATAGAAATGAATGTTGACAGGTTCGTTAAGAAAGATTCAGATACTATAATGAGTTGCGGAGAGGTTTTAAAATCTATTTTAGATATTACAAACTCATGTATAACTCAGGAAGATGGGGAGTGGTTTATTTACAGACCGAATGAAATATTTCAAAACTCTTATGTTGATTTTAAAAAATATGACATATCAAATAATTATGTCGAAACATTTAAAAAGAACTTAAATATAAAGACGGGTAGCCAAATAAACAACTTTTACCCACATCATGCAGTGGGTAATCAAAAAATACAAATACAGGGGAGCATTTCTGCATTTAGAATAAATTATAAATACGGTTTTATATCAAGCTCTATTTTAAACCCTAATTTAGAACATGACGATAATTTGAACTATGATTTTTGGACTAAGTACCCAATGGAGGAAAACGAGATAAGGTATGATCCTACTAAAAATTCTGGGGTGTTAATGGTTGCTTCTGGATTGTCACCCGGAACAGGTGCTGATACGGAAAGAGTGATGAGCTCGTCTAATTTGTTTTTACTTGAAGGGACTACTTTTGAATTAAAATCTGATTTAACTGTTTGGGGGTATAAGACAGTCTTTTTGTTTCGGGTTCGTTTGGAAAACTATTATCTTTTAAATGATGGTACGTGGGGAGTTGTTGACGATCAAAAATCATATATAAGACATATTTTTGGCAGTTCTGCCCAGGATGCAACAAACTACCCTGAAATAAATGACACTTTCGTTTTTAAAGCTTCCCCAACTCCTGTATCAGGTAATTTGTTTGTTGAAATATGGAGCCCTGTATCGGTATTTCCTTTGGCTTTTAGACAGTTAACAATGATAAGAAGTGTTAATTTAATGGTAAACACGGCAGACACAACAATAAAAGAAGGAGAATTTCATACTGTTGAAAGAGCAAACGTAAGTTCGAAAGTAAAAGACAATAAAGAGGTTTTTAACGGGGACAGTATTGACGAGTTTTTTAACGGGGCAATATTTAAACTTGGAGGGGCGGAATTGACAGAAGTTTGGTATAGAAAAGGTTATGTGGAGAAAAAGCCATTGCTTAGAATAATAGCAGAAGAAGCTTTAAAAATATCAGCCAGACCAGGTCAGATATTTTATGGTGATTTTTACGGATATTTGCCTTTTTTATCTTTAATATCAATCGATGGATTTTCTACAAAATTTATGTTTTTGGAATACAGATATGACACTTATTCAAATATAGGTTCATACAAGCTTTTAGAGCTGTATTCTCCAGAATTACCAGATATAAGTTATAAATATACTTTTGATTACGGAACAGTTGTTAAACCAACTATTAAATCATAATTTTTTAATATCTTTGAATTATGGATTTCGTAAACGGAGAAGATAGAATTTTATATGTAAAATACAATGGTGTTTATTTACCTGTTGGATGTTTGACGGGTAATGGTATTTCTGATAATACAGAAATGATAGATACCACAACCAGAGACAATAAAGGATGGAAAACTCAAAGACCATTAGTTCAAGGTTATTCCGTTTCTTTTTCTGGGCTACAAATAAACTCTACTTTAGTAGGTGGTAATTTTAATGTTGCCAGTTATGATAAACTAATACAATTCAAGAGATCAAAATTATTGTTAGAATGGAAAATACAAGGATCTAAATATCCTATTGTAGATTATGGATTTGGTCATATTGAATCAATTGAATCAACAGAAAATGTAGCTGAATTTATGAGTTTTTCAGGTAATTTAATTGGATTTGGAAAACCTTTGACTACAAGTTTAGGAACTGTTTTATTAAACAACGGTGATCCTAATGTATTAATCCAAACAGACGAAACAGGAAACGAATTATTAAGAGTAAGTAAATTTTAATTATGGCTATAAATCCAGATTTAGTAACTACAGTACAAGTAAGTGAATTGCCTCCTGCTCCATTATCAGATACAAGCTTATTGGCTCACCAAGTTGGCGATATACTATCACAGGTGAGCATGGAGCAAATATTAATTTATGTTAGAAGCCAATCGATAAGCCAGCCTTACGAAACTAAGTTTTTGACTATTCCGCAATCTGAAGCTGTTGAATATGTTGATGCAAATTTTGATATGACGCCAGGAGAAAATGAGGGAATTGGAAAGGAAGAAGGTTTGTGGAATGGATGGGCGATACACAACGGTAACAACGGAACCTATAATTTAGATGGCCAAGCATTAATAGGTTTTGGAGCAACTTACAACACAATTGGTCAGTTTGTTGGATCCGCAACTCATACATTATCATCTTCTGAATTACCTTCACACAGACACCCGAACGGAATGGCAGACGATACGGATGATTTGTATGTTTATGGATCTACTAATATAGGAGTTCCTGGAGAGGCTAAAAGAACTATTGTAGCCGAAGATACGGCCAGAAATTTCCAGGGCTTGACAGGATTAACAGGGGGAGGGCAGGCTCATAATAATATACAGCCTTCAATGGTTTGTTTAATGATATATAAATTACCATGATAGATCCAGATTCAATAAATACAGTAAGGGTGGGGGAATTACCGCCTGCAGATTTTAATTTAACAGATAATTTACCTCATGAAATAGGCACAGAATTAAAAAGAGGCACTATTGAGCAATTAGCTGACGTTATAGGTGCTCATTTAGGCGCTTCAGATTCTTTGGCATTTAATCCTACAACCGTGACGGATGGTGGTACCTTACCAGAAACCACTTCAAATGAATGGATGTTAGTGGGTAAAGGCACGTTTTCAAACGTAGGAGGCGGAGATGATATAATTACTACTGAAGAACTAAACGCACTAACATCTAACGGGTCTTATTGGTCTTTAGCGGTTCAAATACCTATTAATGTAGAATTAGCAGGAATCACACAAAATATACGTTCTGGATACACTCAAACGACGCCAAGCGAGGATGCTGTTTACAATGCTATTGCAAATATTTTGACAAATATAACTGAGTTATCTACTGATGACATAGATAATAATTCAGAAGTAGATGGAGGTAATGTTACTGAAGCTTTAAATAATTTGCTCATTAATTCAGGATTCAATTCTGTTGCATCAGCTTATGTAGAATCAAACGGAAACAACTCAACCGCTCAAATAGGAAACAGCAGAAAAGCTTACCTTACCATTGATGCCGCTTTAGATGCTTTACCATCAACAGGTGGGATTATTAAAATAGGATTAGGCTCTTTTTTAAGTCCGACACCGTCAAAAATTAAAGACAATACTAAGTTTTTTGGAAGCGGTAAACCCTATCCAAATATGACAGTTACTTATATTGATGAATTTACGAAACCTACTATTACAAGCCCTACCGCTATGATTGGCGGTACTATTTTACAAGGCTTATTCAATTTAAATAACAAAAACAACATAGAGATTCATGATTTAGGAGTAGACACAGGCAAAACCTGGATAGATGCAAACAACGGAGGTGTAGCGTTAGACGCTTTAAGAACTTGTATTCAAAATCCATTATTACCTAATAGTTCAGTTTTACCTGCAAAAGGTATTGTAGTAAGTAACGTATCTACTTTGTGTTATTCTGCAACTGCTTTAGTTCATGCGATGTTAATAGAAAACACAGTAGGCGCAAAAATATCAAATGTAAGTACGTATTTTGGTTATCATGGATTAGTTATAAAAAGCACCGGTACAAATGTAAATGGGTGTTATTCTTTAGGGCATGACGGAGAGGGTGTAATTATAAAAGCAGACACATATTCTTACAGTTCAGATATAAATGTAAATAACATCTATATCTCTTCCATTAGCGCTTTTGACGGAGGCGGTTTAATGATTGACGGGGGCAGTGGAACGATACAAAGGGTCAATATCTCAAATGCAAATATAGAATTTACTAAATACGGAATAACAGATACTTATAATACGGGTATTGACGGGATTAATCTGAATAACATATCCGTATATAAAACACAAGGTAACGGTATTTATTTCAATGATAGTTCCAAGAATGTAGTAATAAGCAATGTAAACCAAGATAATACTATTTCCGGTAACGGCGTAGAAATTCAGTCAAAACCTGGGTGCGAAAAAACTTTAATTAACGTCCACACAAAAAATTCATCGCAGTACGGTATTTATTTAACAGGAGGTACTGGTAGTATAAAAGTAAATAATTTATCTTCTGAAAATGACGTAAGCGGTATAGTTATTAGCGGAAATATATATGGTCATACAGTTAAATCAAACAGTGTTTTCACAGGTACTTTAACTTTAGATACGGGAAATATAAACGGTAAAAATTTTGCTTCTTCTGTCGGTGCAAGTAATTCTATCGGGAGTGGTTCGGCTTTTTATTTTGATAATAATTTAAGTAGCACAAGTAAAAGATTTTTAACAGTTCAAATGAATGCTCTTAATGGATTGGATTTTTGGGAGTTTAATGGCTCTACTTCTACATGGACAAACACAGGTACTAAGATAAATTCTAACGGGAGTATCACTGTAGGTAATTTATCAGGATCTGGGAATAGAATGACTTTATCAGAACCTGATGGTACACAGATACCAGGAGATATTGCGCCAACATCAGGAACTTACACCCCTGCAAGTGCTGGAGGTGCAACTTGGGCTTTATGCTATTGGTCAAAAGTTGGTAAAATCGTAACATTGAGTTTGAACGCTTCTTACGTTTCGGCTGGTGCATCAAGCTCTGTAAATATAAATTTTCCTTATCCTTCAGGCCTAAATGATAAAAATAACATTTCTGAAATTAGAGGTAATGGGTCTTACGGAATAGGTGACACGCTAAGAAATTCTATGGTATTAAAAGGAACTACAAGCGCATCTAATGGCCAAATCGTATTGGGAAGTGTTGTCGCTGCAACTTACGTATTAAGTGGTTCAATAACATACGAAACTAATTAAATAAATATAAAAAAATATAAAAAAATGGAAACATTCTTATTAGAATTATTCGGAACAGTTGATCTTCCAAGTTATTTAGCGTGGTTTATACTATCAATTATTGGAGCTATTACAGCTTCTTTAGTTAGAAATCATTTAACCACTTTAAAAAGCTTTCCGGTAAATGCAGTTCAATTACTTACTGGTATTTTGATTACTTTTATATTTATTAGATTTTCATTAGAATTAACCGGATTAACTCCTAACGCATTTGGAGCTTTTGCAATTGGACTTGGGGGTAATGAATTAGCTTTAGGATTTTTGAAAAGGTATTTAGAGAAAAAGAAATTGGATGCCTCAGCCGATGATATAGGAGGCGGAGGAATTAAAAACCCACCACCAACACCGCCGCCAGGTAATTAATATTATGAAATATTTTATAAAAGAATTTATTTGGCTTATTCCTATTTTATTAATGGGAGTAAGCTTTTTGTCTGTTATAATTCCGTGGTTTGGATTTCCTTTTGAGTACGTTGTTTGGGGTAATATTGGCGGTTTTTCTTTATTAACCAACTTAGTTTTATTCGAAAGATTTTATTACGGAAAATATTGTATTTTTACTAAATTGTTTCCTGTAGGTTTAATATTAGTAAATATTGTAAATATATGGGGATTTTATAACCCAAAGTACTATAATGTATGGTACGAAATAGTAATATTGTCCGTAACTTCCACGGCATTATTAATTTATCAACTTAGTAAAAGTTTGAACAAATGATTTTTTTAGAAACTGCAGTACACGAAACGGCTCAGGTTGCCTACGGAAATATTAATTTAGTAACTGGGTGCATAATTGTTATCGTTGCTTTGTCGAGTGCAGTAGTTTATTTATACAAAAGGACTGAATCATTACAAAAGGAGTTTAGAGATGAATTAAAAGCCTCAAACGCAACTCTAATGGACATGAGTAAGTCTTATCATCAATTTGTAAATCAAATGTCTATTCTGGTTGATATGAAAAAGAAATAGCCATGTGTGATACTTTAGGTAAAATACCCGAAAAAGAAAGATTTCATTTGACTTTGGAAGAAATTAAACAAGACATTGAAAAAGGGAATCGTGTTTTAAAAGAATTTATTAAAAAAACCAAAGATTATGAAACTATACGAAAAATATAAATCGCTATTAAACAAATATCAAGTAAATACAGTTTTACGTTTAAGTCATTTCTTTGCTCAGATAAAACAGGAATCAGGATTAAAGCCTATTGAGGAAAATTTAAACTATTCTGTAGAATCTTTAATTAGTTTATTTGGCCGTCACAGAATCAGCGTTTCTGATGCAAAAAAATACGGACGTGTTGATGGAAAACAAAAAGCTAATCAGGAAATGATTGCAAATATTTTGTATGGTGGTGAATGGGGTAAAGAAAATCTTGGGAATACTAAACCTGGGGATGGTTGGAAATATAGAGGTCGTGGTTTCAAACAAATTACAGGGCGTGCAAACTACAGATCGTTATCAGATGACACAGGAATTGATTTTATTAATAATCCTGATTTATTGCTTTCGGAAGTTGATGCTATGGTTTCCGCATTGTGGTTCTGGAATAAGCATAATTTAAATTCTTTGGCGGATTTTACCGGATTAAAAGAAAACCAAAAAACCAAGAAAAAAGAAGATTCTGTTATTTTGATTACTCGTGTAATTAATGGCGGAAACTTAGGCATTGATAAAAGACGTAAATATTTCGAAGAATATAAAAAAGAATTTTATAAAGACTTAAGTAACTAAACCCTTATTTAACAAAAACACATAAAAACTTAATTAGTATGAAAAACGAAATAGTAATATCAGGCAAAGTAATTGGAGCAATAATCGATAAAGGAACATTTGTATGAGAAAGTTAATAGGTTATCCGACAACATGGATATTGTTTTATTTAGGCGATGCGATTTCAAGAATACCAAACTTTAATTATAATGCTTATAATAAATTAATGATTTGGTCAAGCGAAGTACAGGATTGGTCAGGATTAAATAGTCCATGGAAAGGAAACAGATTTAGACAAACAAAATAATTATGAAAAAACTAAACATAATTTACGCAGCCTTGATATTTGTTTTTCTATTATCGATGTGTTCATGTGGTGCCAGGAAATCAACGGTTGATAAATCAAAAGAAGAAACAAAAACCGAAATAAAGGACAATTCAGTTAATGAAATAAAAACAGATACCAATGTAAAAACCACTACAACGGTAAAGACTGACGATAAAAACGAAACTGTCACTGAAGAAACTATATTAGAACCTGCAGACAATACGAAAGAAAGTTTTGTGATTGAAAAAGACGGAACAAAGGTCGTTTTAAACAACGTAAAGAAAACGGTTAAGAAAACAACTCAAAAGAATAATACTAAATCTGAATCAGCTATTGTAAAGGTAGAGAATTTATTAGAGGTTTTAAAGCAAAATAAAGAAGTCAAACAAACAAAAACTACTAAAAAAGAAATCAAAACAAAACAGGTAGATAAAAAGCAGTTTAGTACGTTTGTAATGATGTGTGTCGTTGCTTTCGGATTGATATTACTATGGTGTGTTTACAGGTTTTACAAAAAGTTGCCGTTAGTTCCGAAATTATAATTATATTTGTTATAAGTTTTTGCCTATCCGAGCAAAGTAATAAATCCATACAGTCCATTTTATATGGTGTAGACTGCGGGTATATGGGTTCCTTTTCTTTTTAATTTGAATTCTTTCATAATTTTATTTTTACAGTTTGTTTTCGCAGGGGTGGTTTCCTGCAGATTTGGGGGATTATTACCAAAACCGCTTCTTAATTGGAGCGGTTTTTTTGTATGGTAAAGTCAGTAAACACGCTTTAAATGTTAAAGTTTAGTTTTAAAGTAATTTTATTTTAATTAAATTATTGTGTAATTAAAAAATAGTATTATATTTGCTATCAGATAACCCACTAAAAAATAAAATTATGACAACTGACAAATTAAAAGAATTGAATGAGCTTTCTTCAAAAATTAAAAGCTTAGAAAAAACTATTGAAAACGGTAAAACACAAACATGCGAATGGATTGAATTTACTTTTGGGAATGGTTCAAATAGATCAAATGTATGTGATGATAAAGATTTAATTTCTTTAGTTAGAGATTTGATTGTCTCAGAAAACACAAAAAGACTAGAAACACTTCAGGAACAATTTAAATCATTATAAACTATGGCAAGACCTAAAATTAAAGATCGTGGAGAAATTAAAGACATTCTAACGATTAGCATCGAAAGAAAATATTTAAACAATCAAGACAAGGAACAATTAAGAACAGTTGCTTATACTGCAATTGTTGGATTTATTAACAACCAAAAAACAAAGTGATATTATGACAGCAGTAGAGGAAATTATAGCTTTTTGCGGAGATTCAAAACCGCTAAAAAAGGTGAAAGAATTCGCTAAATCTAAGCTATTAAAAGAAGAAAATAAATTTGATGAGGCTTATGATAAAGGTTTTTTAGATGGGTTTTTAGATTGTGAAAAAATATTTAAAAGAGGGAAGTCATGAAAAACTTTGCGGTAATAACCAACAGCCAACGGGATTTCAATGTTTTCAAATTAGAAAACCAATATTCCGGAAACGATCATAACTTCATCCAGGTGCAAACGATTGAAGATGTATTAAAAAACCAATTCAACGACTTTGTTGTAAAATCGAACTCGGTAAAAATGCCGAATGTGAATGAAATTATTAAGGCTGTTGAACAAAATATTAATCAGTTAAATTAAAAATTTATGAAAAAATCATACTCAATACAAGCAAAGACAATAGAAGAATTTACTAAAATTGAAGAAGCAGTAGAATCGCTATCAATAGCTACTAAATCACAAATAGAAATGGCTTACGAATCGTTTTCTATTATAAGAATTAAGCTTAAAAAAGAATTTAATAATAAAATAGATTTATTATTGCCAAGTGATTTAGTAGACATTAGCATCTCAGAAACAGAAATCGTTGCATTTAATTCTAAATTCTCTTTTACAATGGAAAAAGAACCGAACCAATTAATTAAACTATCTTTTTGTAAACAATGAACCCCGAAATATTCACCCACTACGGCAACCGATTAAGGACACGTTATAAAAAGATGTACAGAAATTCATTAAAAGCAATTGCGGTATCTAAAATTGCAGTAATCGACACGGTACAGATAACAACGCACTACGCTTCAGAGATACGAACACAATGCCGAGTATTTAAAAACAATATTAACCAACTAAATAGATTTGATTATGAGCAGAGAGATTAAATTTAGGGCATGGTACGAAAAAGACAAACAAATGATAGATTGGTTTAGTCTAACTCAAAACGCATGGAACACATTCAGAGGCGAGCAACCATTAAGTTTGATATATGAGATATTAGTAGCTCGTAAAGATGATTTTAATGTAATGCAATTCACAGGATTAAAAGACAAAAACGGTGTAGAAATTTATGAGGGGGATATTTTTAAAGATGTTTTAAACTCTGATCAAATTGGAGTGGTTAAATTCGGAGAGTACAATCATTGCTTTGATGACAAAAGAGTTAAAACGTACGGAAATCATATTGGGTTTTATGTTGATTTTAACGATTCAAAAATTAGAAAAGATTTAAAATACTGGTCTAATCATAGTTTTATAATCGGAAACACACACGAAAACCAAGAATTATTAAATCAACCGATTTAGAAAACCAACAAATTACGATTATTAAAACCTAAAAATAAGATTATGGACCTATCAAAAACAATCATTCCGAAATCAGATCAATTAAACGCAGACGATTTAATATCAGGGGCAAAAACTATTAAGATTAGAGATATAAAAGGAGGTGCAGATGAAGCGCAACCTGTATGTATTTATTTTTACGGAGACAATAACAAGCCTTTTAAACCATGCAAATCAATGCGTAGAGTGCTGGTGCAATTATGGGGTTCTGAAAGCTCGGTATTTCATGGCAGAAGATTAACAATTTATCGTGATGATACGGTAAAATGGGCAGGAGTAGAAACGGGCGGAATTAGAATAAGCCACGCTTCACATATACCTGCATCAACACGTGTGCTGGTAACGGCTTCAAAAAACAAACGAGTACCAATGACTATTGATGTTTTGCCTTTTATTGAATTGAAAGATTTGGCAGGAGCAAAAAAAGCAATCAAAGAAAAGAAATTTACTTTAGAAGCTATTTTGGAAAAATACGATTTAACCGAAGAACAATTTAAAGCTTTGCAAGATGAAACAGTTTAAGTGCAGGGCTTCGTGCGGTGGTAAATTATTAACCAACGACAGAAGCGGTAAAGCAATGGGAGAAACTGCAAAATCTTATTTAAAAGAATGGGTTATTTCAGAACTTACAGGAAAAGAAAAAGATATTAAATCTAAATATCTTTCACGTGGTAAAACAATGGAATCGACAGCAATCGAAAGAGCATCTAAATATTACGGTTGTGAATTAGAAAAAAACGAAGTTAATTTAGAAAACGAATATTTCACAGGAACTTATGATGCTAAAAACTTTGAAAGAGTAATTGATACAAAAGTACCATTTGACGCTTTTACATTTCCTTTTTTCATTACCGAACCCGATTCAAGTTATTATGCACAGCTTCAGATTTACATGGAACTGACAGGATTAAAAAAAGCGAGCCTTTGTTATTGTCTTGAAAACGGAAGTGATGAACAAATACAAAGATTATCTTGGGATATTGCGAGAGATTCAGGCAAAGACGAACCAGATATTGAAGAATGGGATATTGCAGAAAATCAATTAAGTTACGATAATTTGCCAGACAATTTAAGGATAAAAGTTTTTGAATTTGAATACGATAAAGCTTTTATAGAACAATTAGAAATACGAGTATTACAAGCAAGAAAATACATTGAAACCGAACTATTAACACAAATAAAATTATAAATTATGAGCACAGAATTAATATTAGTAAATCCTACTGAATTTGGAATAGAAGAAAAAACAGCAAATAACTTCTTAAAAGGACTAGAGGTTTCTTTGGCTGAAAGAGATTTATTAGATAAAGAATTTGAAATAGTTTCTAAACTAGAAATGAATTCCGAAAACGTTATTAAATTTCGTGAGTTAAGAATAAAGTACCAAAAAAATAGAACTCAAGGAACTAACAAATGGCATGAAATCCAATCTGAAATACCACTAAGGCATAAACAATATTTAGACGCTAAGAAAAGAGCTGAAAATAGTGTTAATGAATCCAGAGAAACCGTGTTGATGAATGGCGAAAAGTTTTTCGAGAACCAGGAAAAAGAACGCCTTTCATTATTAAAAATAGAAAGAGAAGCTTTTTTGCGTCCTTTCGTTGACAGTCTGCCAAATGGACTGGAGGATTTGGACCAAGATGTTTTCGATTCATTTTTAGAAACTAAGAAAAAAACACATTTAGAAAAATTAGAATTAGAGCGTTTGGAAACCGAAAGAATAGAAAACGAACGTTTGGAGCGTGAAAAAGAAATTGAAGCACAACGCCTTGAAAATTTACGTTTAAAAGAGGAGTCAGAAGCAAAAGAAAAAGCACTTGAAAAAGAACGTGCAGAGGCAAAAGCTAAACAAGACGCTATCGAATTAAAAGCTAAACAAGAACGTGAACAAGCAGAAAAGGAACGTAAAATTGAAGCTGACAGACAGGCTAAAATACAAGCCGAAAAAGATGCAGAAATTGCGAAGTTAAAAGCTCAAAAAGAGAAAGAAGAAGCTGATAAACTTGCCAAAGAAAAAGCTGAAAAAGCCGAATCGGACAAACTTGCTAAGGCACCAATTAAAAAACAATTATCTGTTTGGGTTGAAAGTTTCAATATTCCAGTTGTTGGAGTTGACAACGAAACATCAAAAGAAATTAAAGAAAAATTCGAAGCGTTCAAAAAATGGTCATTAACACAAGTAAATAACCTGTAATATGAAAGACGCATTAGGAAACGATATAATCATAGGGAATGCTTATGGTTTTGCAAGATGTGACAACGGCATAAACACTATTAAATTAGGTGTTGCAGAAGGGAAAACGCCAACAGGTTTTGCTTCATTAAAAATAGATCAGGCTTTTTCGTCTGCTTATAATGACCAACCTGTAAACGTAAATTGCGAACAGAAATACGAGAAAGTCAAAGTTAAACCATTTATGCTATTCCCGATATGAAATACACAAAATACATTTTATCAATAGTGATTCCTTTTGGGTTTATGTATCTGATCGGATGCTTAACGTTTGAAAGTTTTTGGCTGTCGAGTTGGAGTAGTAACGGACGTGTTTTAATCGGTTCTTTTGCTTCTGCAATATCAGTATATCTTTTGATACACAATATTGCCTTAGACGCGTCTAAAATCGATGTTAAAGAGATTTGGGTTTATGGTGCTAAAATTGTGAAGAAATGAAAAGCTTTAAAACTACTTTTAATTTATCTCAGGAGATAGGTATAAGTACCGTTGCAATAACGCAAAGAGCTATAAAGCTTCATATAAAAAAAACAGGCAATTCCTATAAGTTTAATGAAAAAGAATCTGAAGAAATAAGGGGCTATAAAAGGAAAGTTGAAATTCCTAAAGTAGTGGTTTTAGAAACTATTAAACACTATCCTTTAAAAACAACCGAAACGTTTTATATTTATGAAAGCAAGATCAATAATATGTAAAAATGGAAGAATAAATTAATAATAAATAAACAAAAATAATTATGAAAGCAAACACGCCTTATGTTAAAAAGTATGAAAATGGAGTTTTAACAAATCCAATCACAAAAGATAATCCTTATTTATTTGCTCCGGTTCGTGAAAGAATAGGAAGAATGCACAGATTTTGGCATATCGTACAAAATAAATTCTTTACAGGAAGAACGGTTGTAAAATATTAAACAACAGTTACCCCCCCCACTAAAGCCATTTCGAAAGATTTGGCTTTTTTATTTAAAATAAATATGTTAAAGTTTAATAAAAGACGTATTTAATCAAAAAGACTTCTTATATTTGTCAAACAAAACAGATAAAACATGTCAAAAGAAAAAAGAAACACAGTAAAAAAAACGGTAACAATGCATCCTAAAGTAGTTGATAAAGTTCGTGAATACGCAAACAACTTAACAGAAATGGAAATTGCAAAAGAAGGCAATTTAAGGCTTCAAAAGTTTAAATTATTAGTTTGGTTCAGATACATATCAAACGGAGAACAGGAGAAAGATTGCGATACTTTTACAACTAATGCATATACTTTAGAACATGCTAAAATGAATATTACAGAAGCTCACTTTAATACTAAATCAGTAATGCCTTTTAAGTTTGAATTGATTAATTAATCACTAAAAATAAAGGATTATGGAATTTAAAAATGAATCGTCTATACCTATAGTAGAATTTAGACATAACGGAGATGTTTATATAAAAGGCGAACTAATTGAAAAAGAAGTAGGAATAGCTTTTAAAGAATTATTATACCCAAATATTAAAAAGAATGAAAATTATAACGAAATGTTAGAAATGCTAAAAGATATTCTGGAACAACGAGAGGATGGTAGGGATTATGTTTCTTTGTCAGACATGCGTGAACTAGTAAAAAAAGCAACATCATGAAAACAAAACAACTATTCCAAACCCTAAACCGCCAATTATTAAAAAAACTAATTGAACCAAAACAATAACTTAAAACACAAATTATGCCACCAGAAAACTACAAACCAACCGCCAAATTATTCCACAACTACAACACCCGACTTAAAAAACGATTGTTGCCGGAACCGACAAATAGAGAAGTGTTACAATGTATAACTAAAAAATACGGTTTATGTCTGAATTAAGTTATAACGAATTAAGAAAAGGTAATTTATTATATTTTCCATTTATTAGCGGTAACGTTGAAGTAATCGGCATCAATGCTATGTATGGAGCAAACGATCATTATTTTAATAAACTTTCAGTAATGGAAGGTATTAATATGTATTACGAAACTATTGAAGTTTTTAAACCAATACCATTAACAGAAGAATGTTTGATTAAGTTTGGGTTTAAATATGATATAGAAACAAAAACATATCATACACCATCTTTTTATTGGTTTTCTATAAGTTTATATGCTAAAGATGGAGCCGGTTTTTGTATAGAAAACGTTCAGTATAAATTTATTGAACACGTACACCAACTACAAAACCTATATTTCGCATTGACTGGAATAGAACTACAACAAAAAAATAATTAAAACCTAAACGGAAATGACGAAAGACATACCAATAGAATTACTAGAATGGCTAAAGGAATGCTATAAATCTGTTTCTTATGGAAGAGAACCTATTAAAATATCTAAATGTGGAGGTTATTTTTTCGTTAAGTTCTCGGATAAAGAGACATATAAAATTAGTCTTCAGCTTTATAAAACCGAAACAACATTAGACTAACCCAACACAAAAACTAACTTAAATTAAAATTATGAAAACACAAATAGGAGAATCTTTAACTTGTGACTTTGAAGAAAATACATGGACTTTTGAAATGGAAGATAATTTTGAAGTAACGGCAGGAGAATTTATGATAATTCCAAAAGAGTTATTTAAACAGCAAATTATTGATGCTTATGAATCTGGGCAAGATGGTACTTTTTCAGAACCTATTAATTACTACACCTCAACCTTCGAAACAAACAAAGAAGCTTTAAAATAAATTGTGATGAGCACTAGAAAAGAAGTATATATAATTCATGGATTTAAGTTTGATGAAAATTTCACTTGTGAATTTTGGGAAAAAGATTTTTACGATGAAATGGTTTGGGATAAAAATAAGCCAACAGACCAGCCTTTTTTTATTACAGACGGAATGAATGGAGATTACACATTCTTCGGTTTTGTTAAACAAATTTCAAAAGGATGGGATGATGAAGACTATGACATTGTTGAGATTGACAATCCCTACAACATCGATGAAATAATTAGTAAATTCAAGAATCTTTATCCGGAGGTAACTATTCCATTATTTAAAACTTATTATTTACCCCATTGGGTTTAAGCCCACTAACGCCAATAGGCATAAAATTTAGGATTATGAAAGAACTGCATAAATGGTTATCAATATTTACCGGATTCATAATTGGATTTGGGTTTGGAGACGTATTAAAAGGTAAAGAATTTAATCAATACATTTTATCATTGGTTTTGTTTTTATTACTAGTCAACTGTATACTGAATTATCACAAAAAATAAAATGTCATGAAAATACAAGAAACAGCAGAGGGAATTTTGAACGACATTGAAGGCGTTTTAGGCAATTCGTTGCCACTTGGAGACGATCCTTATTTTGAACAAACTAAGCAGATTGCAATTATTTTTGTAGATCGTATTTTATATAATTTCTGTAATGACGTTGCGAGATACACTCTTTACTTAGAAGTTAAAAAATACATACAAAATAGATAAACAACCCAACCAAAACCCCTTTCTTTAAAAATAATTAAAGCTAGTGAAAATTAGGCTGATTAAATAAAAAGAAGTATATTTGAGAAAATCGCAAACCACTACTTGCGAGAAGATATTTAGACAACGTCTAATCTAAAAGGCTCTTATGATTGTAGTGGATCATAGGGGCTTTTTTATTTATACAATATGCAATTAAGATACTATCAAACAGATATGGTTAACTCTATATTTGAAGCCGAAAAAGCACATAAATCGGTTTTATGTCAATCTGCTACCGGATCAGGCAAAACGGTAATCATGTCTTTTTTTATTAAAGAATGGCTTAATCGTAATCCTGGACGCAAGGTCCTTGTTTCGGTCCATCGTGACGAATTGGTAAGCCAAACTTCTGAAACACTCGCTAAACTCGGGATACTAAACGACAAAATTACTGCTAAATCAAAACCGGACTTTAGTAATAATACATTTGTTGGAATGACGCAGACAATACATTCACGAAAAATTAAACTTGATATTGGTTTATTTATTATAGATGAAGCACATGAACAGGTTCATGTAAAAACGTTTCATTTATTCGATAACGCGTTTAGGACCGGATTTACAGCAACTCCTTCACTAAATAAACGCGTCACATATTATGAATGCGAACATTGTAATAAGAGATTTAAAACACGTGAAGTTTGTTGTTATAAGGACCATGCTATAAAATGGAGCGCACCGGTAACCATGTCAGAAACTTACGATACTGTTATTGTTGGAATTCCTATTCGGGTCCTGATTGATGAAGGTTCTTTAGTCGATGAAATTATTTTTGACTACGATTACTATTCAGAATTAAAATCGAAAGGCGATGATGATTTTGACGAAAACGAAATTGCAGAAGAAAGTATAAAGCACGATAAAAACGTTTTAGATGAATATGTAGAAAAAGCAATCGGTAAAAAGACAATGATTTTTACAGCTTCAACAAAACAAAATACTTCTTTGGTCCAAACATTTACTGAGGCAGGACACAAAATACAATCTTATGATTCTGTAAACAATGAAGTTTCAGAACGTAAAACAACGGTCAAATGGTTCAAAGAAACGGACGGTGCAATACTTGTGAGTACCGGAACTTTTACTACCGGATTCGACGTTAAAGAAGTAGAATGTATAATTGTAAACCGTCCGACTAAATCATTATCATTGTGGCATCAAATTATAGGGAGGGGCGCAAGACCGAGCGACTTAATTTTTAAAGATAATTTTATTGTAATTGATTTAGGTGGAAATGTAAAAAGATTGGGAAAGTGGTCTGATCAATTAGACTGGGAAGATATTTTTTATAATGGAGTAGTCAAGGCTAAACAGAAAAAAGAAACGCTTGTACAATGCGAAAAATGCTGTTACAATTGGCTTGGTTCTAATAAAGATGAATGCCCTGATTGCGGACACGTTAACACGGTCCAGTTATCCATACGTGAACCACGTAGTGATGAAGACCAAGAACTAGATGTTGTGGATAAAAAAACAGTCGCTTTACAAACAATACCTTTGCCAAATGGAAAAAAAGTTGCTGAGTTTGTCGTTAGGACCACGAATGACAAGAAGGATTATTATCGCATCTTAATTGAAAAATATATTGATCTATGGAAATTGTACAGAGTTACAAAAGAAATATATTTAGAACGAATTCGGACCGGATATTTAAAAAAACGCATTCAAGAATACCTTAAAAAAAATTACGGATACGTCAATATGATTCGAAACGGTGTTCCTCGTACCTATTCATACCTTCAGGAAAAGATAGAAAGTAAATTAAAAGCCATTTTCTCGTGATTTATCTTAAAACCTTAACTTATAAATAGTTAAGGTTTTTTTATTTGTATTTACTTACAAAAAACCGTGACACATCGACCAAAAAAGTACTTTATACTTACTATATAAAAAACGAAACCACTAAATAAAAAAGTTTTTGCAAAGGGTGAAAAATATAAAGATACGTCACTTTTCTTCGTTAACCCTCTATTTTATTGGGGGTAACAGAGTGACACATCTTTTTTTATATAAAACTGTTGTGTATTAATAAATAATAACTATATTTGTCTTGTGGTTGGCTTCTCACATTATACCAACTAAAGAAATTACACAGCTCCTATAAGGAAAAACGAAGTGAGAAGCGTTTTGAATTATGGGAGTTTTTGTTTTTAAACCATTTTTACTATGCCAATAATATCAATTTTTAAAAAGATAACAGATGTTAACAATCCTTTCAATAAAGATGTTAGCTATGCTTTAAAAAGAATTCAAGAAGGTAAATCAAAAGATTTTGTTGAACAATTACGTTTAATGAATCCAGAAGATTATGCAAAAAATAAATCAAAGCTACCTGTAGTTTGTTTTAATGGCAAATTCAAAAGTAGATCAATAACCGGATTGATTGAACATTCTGGATTAATTATTTTAGACTTTGATAAATTCAAAACCAAAGACGAAGCAATTGAATTCAAGAACTCTATTTTAAGTGATGAATACATATATTCAGTTTGGATTTCTCCTTCAGCATTAGGTGTAAAAATATTAGTTAAAATACCAGGCATTACAGAAAATCACAAAGGATATTTTCAATCTTTAAAAAAATACTTTAATCATCCTAATTGGGATGATTCAGGAAGTGATGTAAGTAGGACCTGTTTTGAAAGCTACGACCCCGATATTTATATAAATACTGAAAGTTCAAAGTGGACAGAATTAGAAGAACCTGAAATTGAAGAAATAGGAACTTATGAGCCTATTGTAAGAATGACTTCATCAAATCAGATCGTTGAAAAATTATTGGTTTGGTGGACAAAAAAATACGGAATGAATAAAGGTTCAAAAAACAATAATCTTCATAAGCTTTCATCCGCATTCAATGACTTTTCTATTGATTACAATGATGCACTTTCAGAGTGTATGAAGTACGATGAAGGAGGTAAACAAAAAGAAATTGAATCTTTGGTACGTTCTGCTTATAAAAGACCTTCTGCAGGAAAAGCATTTGAAGATACTTCCCAAAAAGAAAAGATTGAAAAGATGGTCCGGTCCGGTAAATCAGTAAAGGATATTGAAAAAGTTTATAAAGATGTTGATATTTCCAGAATAAAAGAAACTTTAGATATTGACGAATTTTGGTTTTATAATGATAAAGGGAAAGTTGTTCTTTCAACTCATAAGTTTAAATTTTGGTTAGAGCAAAATAATTTTTTCAAATACTATCCTTCAGAGCAAAGTAATACTTTTACATTCATAAAAAAGGATCAGAACTTACTTGAAGAAACAAACGAAAAAAGAATAAAAGATTATGTTTTAAAGAACATATTAGAACGCTCTAACATTGGGTATGGACCCTACGATTACATGGCTTCAAACAGCGGTTATTTTAAACCTGATTTTCTTTCAATGTTAGACACTACAGAAGTAGAAATAAAAGAAGATACATCAACTGAATGCTATTTGTATTTCAAAAATTGTGTTGTAAAAGTTACTGCTGATAAAATAGAAAAAATTGATTATTTGGATCTTGATGGTTATGTATGGAGAAGGCAAATAATTGACAGAAATTATGAAACATTTGATCATCACGAATCAGAGTTCAGGACCTACTTATGGCTTGCATCTGGTAAAGATGTGCAAAAGTATAATTCTCTAAAAAGCGTTATTGGATATTTGCTTCACTCATTCAAAACGAGCGCAAACAATAAAGCGATTATTTTTAATGATGAAACTATTTCAGAGAACCCAAACGGTGGATCTGGTAAGGGTATTTTTTGGAATGGATTAAAAAACATGAAAAAAGTTTCCAGAATAGACGGCAAAATGTTTGAACCAACAAAAACATTTCCTTATCAAACTGTAAGTACTGATACTCAAATTTTGGTTTTCGATGATGTTAAAAAGAATTTCAACTTTGAGAATCTGTTCAGTTTAATTACTGAAGGAATTACACTTGAATACAAAGGACAGGATGCAATCAATATTCCGGTGGAAAAGTCGCCAAAAATTTTGATTACAACAAATTACACTGTTGGTGGTATTGGAGGATCTTTTGAGCGTAGAAAGTTTGAAGTGGAAATGTCAAGTTATTTTTCGCACAAACACACACCATTAGATGAATTTGGGCATATGCTTTATTCTGATTGGGACCAAAAAGAATGGTTACGTTTTGATAACTTTATGATTAATTGCGAACAATATTATCTAAAAAACGGATTAGTAAAACATAATTTCAATAATCTTGAAGTTAGAAAATTTATTAAAGAAACTTCTTATGAATTTTACGAATGGAGTTCGGACCGTGAAAATTTGCCTCATAATTTTAGAATTGATAAAACTGAGTATTTTACAAAATTCTGTAATGAGTACCAAGATTTTAAGAAGTTTCTATCTCAAAGAAAGTTCACACAATGGCTTGAATCTTACGCTAAATACTATAACCTTAAATATATATCAGGCAGAACCAACACAACAAGATGGATAGACTTTGAGGATCCAACACAACCAAGAGAAAACGACAACGATATTACTTTTTAATCATGACAGAACATACACTACAACTTGAATGCATTGCAATTGTTAGGAATCAATACGAAAGATTCGGGACCGGAACTATAATCCCAATTATAAACGAATTGGCAGCGAAAAGAAAAGACATTACGATTAAAATAGGAGCTTCTGACACTATCGTTTTGTTTTTCGGTAAATTATTATTCATCGAGTTTAAAGTTGGATACAACAACCAGTCAAAGGCTCAAATTGAATTCCAAAAATTAGTAGAAAAACTTGGTTTTAAGTATTACGTAATCCGGTCCACAAATGAATTTCAAAACATTTTACTCAAAGAACAACCGACCTTTTAGATTGTCGGGAATAGCAGAAGATACCGTTACAATTAAGTGGCTCGATACCGGTTTATTCGAATCCTTCCCCTACCCAAAAATTGAGCCTTATTTGAAAACTAAAAATAAATAGAGAAATTATGAAAAAGAAAGCACACGAACTTATTTTTATTTCACAGATTAAACGTGATGGATCTGGAACTAAAAAAATATTTAAAAAAGATGTGAAGTTTTTAACCACAAATAAATATGCAATGAAAGATGAATTTGAAATTAACCGCTTGTCCATTTCAGAAAGAACTTACATAGCGTCAGGATTTAATAGCTATGTCGTGAAGTTGAAAACACCAATCAACTATTAACGGAATGTTTGGAGATAAAAAATAGAAAATATGAAAACGATTATATACCCTTTCACATACGAACAATGGTTAGCGCATCCATCAACTAAACCAAAAATAAAATTGTGCAAAGAATTAGCTAAAAAAATTGATGACGCAAAAAAGTACGGACAACAATTTATAATTAATCTATGAGAGAATATTTAAAGTGGTGGACGTTATTGCCTACAGAAACCAAAAAACAAATAATGCAATCCAACTCAATCAAAGTGATTACATATAGCGACATTAAGCGACTTTATTTGGAAGGGAGGAAATAAAAAGTGTTAAATGTATTGCGTATATTAAAAACATTCGTATCTTTGTATCAGCAATTAAGCGAAATACTAAAACTAAATATTATGAACTCAGCATTTAACCAAATTAAAAATACAGCAGAAAACAGACATACAGATGTTTTGAAACAAGATATTATAGTTGCATATAAAAACATGATAGCTAAAAATAATGATCTTACAAAAACTGTTTATTATGCATTATTTGAAGTATTGATGTCAAGAGTTTCAGAAACAGAATTAGATGAATTTGAATCAACTTATAAAAATTAACATGAAAAAACGAGTAGGACACCCGCCAAACCCACCGGACTATAAAACTCTTCAAGTACGGGGAGTTCCGGAACAACTTTATAAAAAACTTCAGACGTATTGCCGCGAAGAAATTGAAAAGTATAAAAAAAGTGTTAAAGTTTAATAAACGTATTGCATATATTAAATAACATTCGTATCTTTGAATATGTTTAACCAGTAAAACAAATTAAATTATGAATGAAGATGCTTACAACACGATTATGGAACTTTTTAAATCCGGAGAAATGGAAAGTATAAAGTTCACAAAAAAAGGCAAGATAATCGTTAAATGGAAACGAGAGACGAAAGTTATTCAATACACCGGAATCAATTCAATGAATCAAGTATTGAAAGATTTAGAAATGTTTGAAGAAACAATTTAAACGAAAAAATCCTAAGCATGATTTAAAAAGGCTTTTTTAACCAAATAAAAAAATAAAGATGAAATACGAAATTACAAAAGAGCAGATAGAAACTTTAGTTGATGTTTCTAAAAATGCAGAGATAAGACTTAAAGAATGGTTTCCTGAAGCGTTTAAAACTGTTTTAGAAGTTGGAAAATGGTATAAAACTAAATTTGTTTTTATAAATATAACTAACATTGATGCAAAAGGCAAAGTCTATGGTTATGGATGGGATTTATGCAGTGAAATTTGGCACGGTTCTGATAATGACGATTGGGGAGTTGACAATGCAATCGAAGCCACCGAATCAGAAGTTTTCGAAGCATTGAAAAAAGAAGCTATTAATAGAGGGTATAAAAACGGAAATTTCAAGTGCCTCTTAATGCCTGATTTTACACACAAGGTTATGAATAATTTTCATTTTCAAGATAACATGCTTTTTCACGGAGAAAGTAATGTTCATAAAAACAATGTTATTTTTAAAGACGGACAATGGGCAGAAATAATTGAAACAATAACTAAAAAAGAAGCGGAAAAATTACTTAACAAAAAAATAATATAACCATGAAGCCAAAAATCACAAAACAAGAATTAGCACAATTAAACAAAATGAATCCTGGGGCTTTTCACATCAACACAGAAGAACTTGAAACAGTGTGTAAAAACGCTTCAGAATCATTATTAAGAATACAAGAAAATATTGATTCGCTCCCAAAAAGAAAGTCACTATTAGAAAGATTTTACGACTACATGTCGAACTTTATAAACGGTGGAAAATCAATTGCGCCGGCTGAACTTAAACCTTTTGCATAATGACAGGAAAAACCCTAAAACAAGTAGTAACAGAAATAAAAGGTTATCCGATTTCTAACATGTATGCGGAATCATTTGCAAGAAGTAATTTCGCACAAGTTTACGCCTGGATAAAACACGATGTATTAATTAACCAATCAAAAAGTAAGTAGTTATGACTAAAGAAGAAAAAATTAAAGAGGCTTATGGGCAATATTGGGAAGAAAGAAAAGAGTATGTTGACGAAAACGGATGGGATACTCAATTAAAGTTCTATGAAATTGACAGAGAGAAATTTGATACTCAAACTAAAGGACGTGGAATTTATATAACCCGCCCTAAATACTTACAAGGAATAGAAAACAACAACGGCTGGATTCGTATTGAATCGGAAGATGATTTGCCTAAGGAAACAAATAATTATTGGGTAGTTAATGAATTGGGTATATCAATGCGAGGATATGATATGCAAGATCATAATCATTGGGAAGACATTACCCACTACCAACCAATAGAAAAACCAGAACCCCCAATTTATTAACCACTAACAAAACAAAAATAATTATGAAATTAGAATTGAAAAAATTAATATCAAGCCGTTTATTTGGAGAATTAATCAGGAGTGAAGAACATGGATTTAAGAATAGAATTGATTATATTTTAGGTTACGAAAAACTTAGAAATAATTATGATGATTTTATAAAACAAAAATTAACTATTTGGATGTTCGTTCCCTGCAAATTAGTTGATGGTGTTTGGGTGGTTTTGGAAGAGCCTTTGCAACAAAATTATGTATTTGAAGATCACCCGGAATTGGCGGGAAATCCAAAAGAATATGATTTAGAATTGTTTGAAAACGACATAAAAGAATACCAAGAAGCAAAAGACAGAGTTTTGTTTGCTAATTTCAAATATGACAAAATGGGGTTTGCTTATTCTACTACTCAAAGTGAATGCGTATTTGATGAGGAATATATGGAATCAAAAACAATCGAAGACTTAGTAAAATACAATTTAGAACTAACACCAACAGCCAAAAAACTAATAGGATTATGAGCAAACGCAACAAAATCACTAATAACATCGGCAACAATAGCAATATTAATTTTAATATATTTTGGATTATGAGTAAGAGAAAAGCGCAATACGAAGGAATGAATGAAACTTCAAAAGTGAGAAATAAACAAACAAATTTGACTCCAAAGAAAAAGAAACGAAAAAAATAAAATTATGGCAAAAATAACATTTTCACAATCTAATAATGCAGGAGATATACCTATTTATAATTATACTTTAGAACAATTAAAAGACGATAAATTTACAGACGTTTATGAAATGTTTGCAAATACAGATGACAAAGTTTTTGTTTGTTTTATATCTTTTTCAGAAATAGAAGATTGCCCTTACCAATATGAACATCCTGAATTTTTAATAACACAAGATAAAATTTCAGCTGAGATGTATTTTAATAACTTCGTAACAGACATGACAGAAGAAAGCTTTAATTTCAATTTCTTTTGCTTTGAAAATTATGAAGAAGCATTTAAATATTGCACTGACTTAAAAGAAGGTTTATGAATAATCAACAACCATCCAATTAACTTTGTGATAGTTTTTTGCTTTTTTGGTTGGAAATGTTTAATTTTGAATAATCAATTGTAAATTCAAGATGTCAGAAAAATCACACGGAGGTAAGCGAGAAGGAGCAGGAGCAAAGAGAAAAGCCGATATTGAGAAAACAGATACTATTTTTTTAACCATGATCAAAGAGGTTAAGAATGTAGAATCAGACGAAGAAGCACGTATTGAGTTGGCTAAAGAATTGTTTTCTTTTGAGCGTGGTTGCATGTTTATTGCAGAGCATGTTTTTGGTAAGCCAAAAGAAATTATTGAGAATATAAACATCGATGCAGGAAAGTTAACAGAAGAGGAAATAAAGAAAATCAGTTCAAATCTTGAGCAATCTTACTAATTATCAGAAAGTACTTAAAGTAAAATGTGAGAATGATTTATTATTTTTCACCAGATATATTTATAAAGAAAATCACAGGCGTAATTTTATAGTTGCGCCTCATTTCGTTTTAATAGCGGAGTTCTTGACTAAAGTTTATAATGGAGAAATTAAAAGAGCAATTATAAACATTCCACCTCGGTATGGAAAAACAGAATTAGCTGTTAAATGTTTTATTAGTTGGTGCCTTGCTAAAAATCCTGCGTCAAAATTCATTCACTTATCTTATTCTGATGATTTGGCATTAGATAATAGCTCCCAAACAAAAGAATACATTGAAAGCGAATCATTCCAATCGCTTTGGCAAATGAAGCTCAAGAAAGATGCTCAGGGTAAAAAGAAATGGTTTAATGAATTAGGAGGTGGTGTTTATGCTACTGCATCCGGCGGAGCTATTACGGGCTTTGGTGCCGGAGTAGCTGAAAGCAAAACTTTTGCAGGCGCAATCATAATAGATGATCCATTAAAGCCGGATGATGCTAATTCAGACGCTAAAAGAGGTTCAGTTAATGAAAGATACAATTCAACAATAAGAAGCCGTGTAAACGACAGAGAAACGCCAATTATTGTAATTATGCAAAGATTGCATGAAGAAGATTTATCCGGTTTTCTTTTAAATAATGGTTCCGGAGAAAAATGGGATCATTTGTGCTTACCTGCGTTAGATGAAGAAAATAATCCATTATGGAAAGAAAAGCATTCGTTTGAAGAATTGGAACAAATTCGCCAGGCAAATAGATATAACTTCGCGGGTCAATACATGCAAACTCCTTCGCCAGCTGAGGGTGGGGAATGGCGAAAAGATTGGTTTCAAATAAAGGATAAATCAGAAATACCATTTGAAAAACTAAATTGGGAATTATTTATTGATGGTGCTTACACTAAAGATACTAAGAATGATCCAAGCGGTTTTCAGATTGGTGCAAAATGGAATAATGATTACGTTATTTGGTCAAGTATTGATAAATACTTAGAAATGCCAGAGTTGTTAAAATTCCTACCTAATCACATTGCATCATCCGGAGTAAAGGTAAACATGTCATTAGTTGAGCCAAAAGCGAGCGGAAAGTCTATACAACAATTAATTAGACAGCAAACAAATCTAAATATTACAGAAATAAAAACTACTTTTGTTAATAGTTCTAAGATTGAAAACGCAAGAGCATGCTCTCACTTCATCGAAGGAGGTCGTGTAATACTCGTTAAAGGCGCATGGAACGAACATTTCTTACATCAAGTGGCTATATTTCCAAACGGGAAACACGACGAGCATATCGATTTAACGTGTTATGGAATTGAAAGAAATTTGATTGGAAACGCATTTTTCATAGTTTAAACAAAAAATTATTATCTTTGAGCATGGCAAATAGTTTAATGAACAGTTTTAGATTAGGTTACGACTATCTTACGGGAGGTAAAAAAACACGTAATGCATACAATCAGGCGTTTTACGAATGGATAGGCATCGGTTACGTTCAGTACGACCACAAAAACGCATCATACCTAAAATACGGTTACAATCAGAATCCTACTATATTTTCCATTATAAATAAATCTACTGTAAAACTTGTTTCTGTTCCTTATGCTATTAAAGAAGTTGAAGACAAACAAAGCTACTCAAAGCTTAGAATGTTGGATTTAGCCACTAAAGGGAATGTATCTGTTCGTCAATACATTGATAAGGTTGCATTAGAAACTAAAGCCTATAAAGACAAAGAAAAACCTTTCCCATTAGAACAGCCAAATCCAAATCAAACGTGGTCGGATATATTCGGGCTATATAAAACTTATTTGGACTTAATCGGCAATTTTTACTTATACACGCCAAAACCTGAAGATGGATTGAACAAAGGAGTGCCTAAACTTGCTTATGCTTTGCCTGCTCATATGATTCAAATAGTATTGAAAAAGGATGCTAATTTATTGTATGATGAAAACCCAATTGATTACTACATGCTTATTGATGGTGATTGGTTTATTCAATTTCCTGTTGAAGATGTCATTCATGTAAAGACTGTGAATCCTAATTACGATCGTTCAGGATCACATTTATACGGACAATCAAGATTAAGAGCCGGGTTACGTAATTTACAATCTCAAAATAGTGCAATTGATACTAATATACAAATGCTTAAATCAGCTGGAGCATACGGTTTTTTATATGGAAAAGGAACGCCATTAACACCAGATCAAGCTGCTTCATTAAAAGAGCGTTTAGTTGAAATGGATAAAGATCCAGGAAGATTAGGTAAAATTGGTGCTTCATCTGCTGAGATTGGATTTCAAAGGATTTCATTAACAACTGATGAATTAAAACCGTTTGACTATCTTAATTGGGATCAAAAGATGTTATGTAATGTATTGAATTATCCTGATGAATTATTAAATAATGATGGTGGCTCTAAATTAGGCGGTACATCCGAAACAATGGAGGCTAAAAAAACATTAATTACTGAAAATATTCAGCCTGATTTAATATTGCTTCAAGAAGCTTTAAACAAGTCTTTTGTTCCGTTGTTCCCAGGTTATGAAAATAGCGTTATTGAGTGGGATGTTACAGCCCTACCAGAAATGCAAACAGATATGAAACAAATGTCTGAAGCATTAGATAAGATACCATTAACACCTAATGAGGTTCGTACTGCATTTAAATACGAAACAGTCGAGGAAGACGGAATGGATGTTGTTTGGATTAATACAGGAAAAGTAAGAATTGATGATGTGAGTGCAGAAATGATTAATAATGCTAACCAATAAAATAAATATATGAATACTGTACAAGAAATAAACAAACATATTGCTAATTTAAAGATTAACGATATTAATTTTAAAGAGAATGATATTTCAGATGGATATCATACTTTTAATGAACTTTATGAGTTTAGAAAGCTTTACAATGCTGTTTTGTTTAATGAGTGGGCGAAAGATTATATAGAACAAACAAGTATAGAAGGGAATTTATCGGATAATGCCATTACGAAATACGATGTTCATAAATCATGGAAACATAATGACGGAGAAGATTGTTTTGGTGGTGGTTGGTTTATTGTTGTTGCTGTTTTGCCAGAAGGTCAAATATCAAACCATTATAAAGCAAAAGACTGGGATTTATTTAATATACCTGTTTGGGAAAAAGCAAAATATGAATTTGACGGACACACTCCTTCTGATGTAATGTATAGATTAGAATCATTGACTAAGTAAATGACAAATTGGAACAAACTACAACCACGATACGAAAAGAAAGCGTATAGAATCGTTCAGAAACATATAAAATTGATTCTGGAGCGCATTCCTGTAGATAATACCAATTTGAATAATTATGATATCATAATAGAACTAAATATTCACAAAGAGGACGTGTTTAATATGTTTTTAGAGCTATACAATACAATTGGTATAGATTACGGAAACAGAGTAAATAAAGACTTAGAAAAGGTTACAAAAGCAAATACTTTATTCAATAACTATTTGTTAAAAGAAATTTTACTATTTTTGTCTAATGAAGGAGGTATAAAGATTACAAGTGTTCGAGATACTTTGATTCAAGATGTTATAAAAAGCATTAAAGATGGACTCGGAGAAAACGCAACGGTTATAGATTTAAGAAATGCATTGTACGCTATAATTTCAAAGAGCCAAACTTTTTATAAATATCAGGCTTTAAGAATTGCGAGAACTGAAACAACGAGCGCAAGTAATTTCGCTTCATTTAAAACGGCAGAACAAAGCGATTTAGTTTTGCAGAAGCAATGGGTTTCAGTTTTAGACAATAGAACGCGTTTAGATCATAGGTTAGAAGATAATCAATTAACTGATTTAGAACAGCCTTTTATAATGGCGAGTGGAGCAGTTTTACAATATCCGGGTGATACTGGCGCACCTCCTAACGAGGTTATTAATTGCAGATGTACAATGGCATTTATTCCTAAGCGTGATGCTCAGGGTAATTTAATATTAAAAAGATAACAATGAACTTTAAACAATTAGCTTACGACTTAAAAGAGCTTGACGATGCTAAAGGCGTTGTTGTTGCTTATGCTAACGCTTATAATAACGAGGATTCAGATAAAGATATTTCTGCTCCAGGTTCATTTGATAAAACAGTAACGGAAAACTTTAAGCGTATTCGTGTTTTAAAAGATCATAATCCTACAATGATGATTGGAGTACCGTTGAAAATTGATACTACTGATCCTTATGGACTTCTTACAACAACTCAGTTCAACATGAATAAGCCTTTAGGTAAAGACATGTTTACTGATGTAAAATTGATGCACGAAAGCAATATGAACGCTGAGCTATCAATTGGCTACAGTGTTATGAAGCGTGACAGTAAAAACAAATCAATTATTACAGAATATAAGCTAATGGAATATTCGTTTCTTTCAAGTTGGGCAGCGAATGAATTAGCAACAGTACAAGATATTAAAGGGATTAAAAGCCATTACGGTATTTTATCACTTATTGAAAAATCATACAATTTAGATTACTCTGATGAAAGATTAAGACAAATTGAAACATTACTAAAATCACTTTCTAATGAGCCGTCAGAAACTGACACTTTGCAAGACAAGCCGATTATCGAAACTATCGAACAATTTAGACAATCATTAAAATTAAATTAAAATGGATTTAAAAGAACAATTAGAAGGTTTAAAAAACGACCTTACAAACAATTTTGACACTAAATCAAAGTTAGATATTCAAACGGCTATTGAGTTAGTAGAGGCTAAAATTAAAGCTGATAAAGACGCTTTAAAAGGTGAGTTTGATAAAGAAATTTCTGATTTAAAAGCTGAGTTTCAAAAGAAATCAAAATTAGATCAAGATCATCTTGATGCAATGGATATTCGTTTGAAACAAGCAAAAGGAGAAGCTCCAAAAGAAATAAAAACGTTCAATCAAATAATCGCGGAAGCTATCAAAGAAAATGCTGAAGCAATTCAAGGATTTAGAAAAAATTCTACAGACTTAGTTATAGAACTAAAAGCAGTCGGCGATATGTCTATTGCTGCTAATTTCCCAGGAGCGACACCATGGAATCAGGACGTACGTGAAATGATGATTCCAAAGCCTTACGATAGAGTTTGGTTATCTGATTACTTACCACAAGGAAGCACAACAAAAGGAAGCGTTATCTATCCAAAACAAAACGGAGGCGAAGGAGCTGCTGCGACTTGGGTTTCCGGTTCAGGTAATAAGCCACAAATGGACTACGATTTAACAACTCAGTCAGCTTTTGTTAAATGGATTGCCGGTACTGTAACCGTTGACCGTGAAATGCTTGATGATTTGGAGTTCATGACTTCTTATATTCAATCACAAATGCTTATTAGCTTGAAAGTTGCTGAGAATGATTTCATCTTAAACGGTACAGCAGACACAAATCCGGTTCAAGGATTGCTTGACGTAGCTACGGCTTACGATGGTACATTTACTGCTGCTGTTGATAAAATTGTTGATGCTGCTTATGGTCAAATCCCGGAGGATACTTTCGAGTTTTATCAAGGAAACACGGCTATTTTAAATGTTCGTGATGGTGTTAAAATCGGATTGAATAAAGCAGAAGGATCAGGTGAGTACGATCTTCCTCCAGGAACTGTTGCTTTCGAAAACGGAAGATTGAGAGTTGCAGGATTAAACATTGCTACAACAACTCAATTAGGAGCTAACAATTTCTTAGCGTTCGATAGAACAGCTACTTTGTTAATTAACAGATTAGCACCTGAATTGAGAATGTTTGAAGATGCTACATTAGCAAAACAAAACAAAGTAATGTTCAGAATCGAAGAAAGAATTACTCTTGCTATTTTCAATAATGCAGCAGTTGTAAAAGGTAGTCTCGCGACGCCGTCTGTATAGTAGGAACTTGAATTATAAATTTAAACCTCCTTTCGAAAGATTGGAGGTTTTTTATTAAATTTACTTTATGGAAAAACGAAAAGAAACTATAGGTATTTATATTAGTCGTTGGAATGCTATAGGAGGCGTGGAAACTTCAGCACAAAACTTCTGTAAAAGAATGTCAAAGCATTACAATATTACTTTGCTTTATCATACTGTAGCTAATGAAAACTTAATAACTGAATTAAAGAAATATTGCAATGTTGTAAAAGCCGATTTTAAATCAAAATATACTTTCGATATTTTTATAAGCACAACCGCATGGGATCGTAGCGCATACGAAATTGTTAACGCTAAATGCTATGTTCAAATTGTTCACGCTGATTATCGAGTATTAATTGATGGGTGGGCATTTAATTATAAACCTAATGGATTAGTTACACATCATGTTTGCGTTGGAGAAACCGTTAAAACTGGCTTCGAACACGTTACAAAATTAAAAGCAGACGCAATTATTTACAATCTTTTAGATAATACAATTAAGCACGCTAAAAAGCCTAAAAATAAAGTGTTAACGTTAATTACTTGTTCACGTTTATCTGGAGAAAAGGGATTTAAACGAATGAAGCAATTAGCCAGACAATTGGATGCAAAAGGTATTGAATATATTTGGAATGTTTGGGGAGATACATCAAGCCAATACGCTATAAATTTAATGAAAGAGTTTGCAAACTGTCCTAACGTGTATTTTAAAGGAATTACAACTGAACCG